ACATTTAGTTGGACAGAATGGGCTAAATGTTTAAATGAAGGTTCGTATAAGCAATTGCATGATCATTGTGTGGAAATTCTTGCAGATAATTATGAGCTAATTACTTCTAAAAATCCTACTAAAAAAATAAAAGAAACATTAGATTATCTGTTTCAAAGAATGTCACAATTAGATTTTGGATCAGGAACATCTAAACAAAGAAGTGAAAATAAAATTAGAAGAGCTGCTTATGATTGTATTAAAATAAATACAATAATTGAAAGATTTTATTCTGGACACATGTACACTATTCCAGATATAACCAGTTCTGTTAGAAATTCGGGTAGAAGGCATGATGTGTCTAATAGGGCTTCTTACCAGAGGGCAACAGAAGAAGCAGATGAAACTCCAGATAATTGGTTGCAATTATTTAGACGATTAGCAACTGCTTATATGCCTAAATTTCCTTCTGAGAATGCTCGCTCATCAGCGGAACTTTGTACATCTTCTTTCATGAAAGGTGTTGTTTCTAGCGGCAGAGATCTTGAAACTGCCGTTAATGACGAAATTACTCGTTTGGCAAGACCAGAGGAAAAACCAAATTGTGAAATTGAAGAAACAAGAAACTTTTACAAAAAAGCATATGAAATATTTACTAATGTTGTAAGAGGTAACGCTACTGTTGTTTCTCCAGAAGAAATTGACATTCTGGAAAAATTAGCTAATCCAACTACTTCACATTATAATACAAGAATTGAAAAACTTGTAAAACTTTTGAAAGAAAGAACCAATGCTCTTAATGAATTATTTTCTGCAATAAATTCATACAATCCAATCGGTGATGCAAATCTGCCAAATGTTGCGGCAAAAATAGCAACAATCAAAAACATGAATTTCAATGCTTTCATTGTTTCAGATGCAATAAAACAAGCAGCTACTGACATTTTATCTAAACGTAAAAAAATGGATAGACTAACAGTTAAAATACCTGATTATGACATTAAAGGAGTTTTAAATAGGATAATATCAAATAGAAAATGATGGTTGTAATTTAGATGGTATGCAATCAATGAAAAATCCTTTTTCATTTTCTTGTATGTTGTTTATTTGCCACCATCTTTTTTGCATATCTTGTGGGTAAATTATTGTATCAAGTGAAAAATTAGTATAAGTTGTAAACAATTTCATTGTTAGGTCAAAAGATTCAATAACAATTATTTCAACAGTGAAAGTATCTGAGTATTCGATCTTTCTATTAGCGTCTCCATATAAATCATCAATTTTTTCTTTGACTTTTGCAATTAAGCAATGAGCAATAGTTTTTTTAAATTTAGATTTTGTTTCAGGTTTTTGTTCAATTGTTTTTGTAGGCTCGACAATATTCACATTATTTTTTTCTATTATTTCATCTTTTTCTTTTATTTCAACTTTAGTTTCTTCTATAATTTTTGATTTTATTTCTTCCGATTTTTTGGTTGTAAAATCTAAAACATTGTTTAAATTTTGTTCATTTTTATCTATAATTGAACAATTTGCCAGTAATTTCATGTTATAAGTCTTATAGTTTTTCCATAAGTCTTGTTGCAGCATAATTTTGTTTGGTGCTGAAAATTTATAAATAGAACCATCTTTTTTGTAAATAGTCATGACTACTATAATATATAACACAAACACTTAATTAGGAGAATCAAATGGCTTTAGTTGTTCCGAATGTTGGCGAAGTTAAACTTTTAAGTTACATGTTGAACATAATTGCACCGCCAAATACAGTTTTGCATCTTTATTCAAACAATCTTACACCTTCAGCAACTTCTGTATATGCAGATTGCACTGAAGTTTCAGCAAGTGGTTATGCTGCTGTCACATTAACTTCTGCGACTTGGACTGTTGCAACAAGTGCTGGTGTTGCTACTGCTTCATATCCAGAAATAACATTTACTTTTAGCACAAGTGCTACTGTTTATGGTTATTATGTTACAGACACATCAACAAACCTTTTGTGGCTTGAAAGATTTACTGCTGCACCTTTCCAATTACCATCAAGTGGTGGACAGATTTTGATCACATCAACAATTTCTCTTAATAGCTGTGCATAAGGAATTGCATGACAATATACAGGCCTGATGGCAAACCATACAATCCAACCGGCTCATTACAACAGTTTGATGATGGTTTGCCGGAAAGAGATCTGTTTAACAAGTGGGATGAGGAATCCATCAGGCTTGGCGGAAGCCCATTATTTTATTATGAGCTTTTTATTGATATTAACAACATTGATCCACTTTATGTTGAGAGCAGAGCAAAAATATACAGTAAGAATCCCATTCAATTATGGTGTGTTTACGAACCAATTCCATCTCAAAACATGCAAACAGCTTTTGGAATTGATAGTCCAGATGAAATGACATTTGAATTAAATTACAAAGCAGTTTTGAGAGATCTTGGTTACGCTCCCAAAATTGGAAGCAGATTAAAAACTCCTTTTCTTAATGAAGATTGGGTCATCATAGAAAGAAAGCTTGGAGAGTTTAAACTTTACAATGCATTAAGACTGCAACTAATTTGTCAAAGATTCCAAGAAGATGATATTTCTGGGTCTTCTGTTGGCGAAAACAAGAATGCTGATTTTAAAATTATTTAATTAATTCTACATAAATTAACGAGGAGAAACTATGAAATCATTTTTTGAGATGTATCAAATTCTACAAGCTAAGAAACTTTTTGAACAAGATGGTGCTGATGGCGGTGGTGTCAGCATGGGTGGTGGTGATGGTGGAATGGATATGGGCAACGCTCCCGGTGGCGTTGATCTTGGCACAAATGGCCAAGCAGGCGGTTTGAAACCACAAAATCAAGTTCCTACTGATCAACAAAACACAATGGATCAGATGAATATGGGTGATGATGATTCACAATTATCAGAACCAGTTGGCACTGCTTCTAAGAGCGAACAAAAAGAAAAAGTTGGAGAAATCAAAGGATTGATTGAAGATGTCATGACAGCTACTAAATCAGGTCAGCCACTTGATGATGAAACTACACAAAAGTTAAAACAAGCTTTTGATCAAATTTCCGAATTTCACGATTCAATGGAAAGTGATGAGGAAGAAGAAGGAGAAGAAGGAGAAGAAGGAGAAGAAGGTGGCGAAGAAAAACCAGAAGAAGGTTCTGAATCTGCTGGTGGCGATATGGGCGGTATGGATATGTCAGGTATGGATATGTCAGGTATGGGCGGTGGCGCTCCTCAAGGTGGTGGCGCTCCTCAAGGTGGTGGCGCACAAGCACCACAAGGTGGACAGCCTGCTGGTGGCGGTAACACACAAATGCCTTCTATGAATTTCGGTATGTAATTAAACGAAATCAATCCATTAATAAACTCTTCCTTAAACAGGAAGAGTTTATTTTTTAGGTTTCTTACATCCAAACAATTTAAGTTTTCTTTTAAGAGCAGTTTTTTCTGCTCCATTTTTAAATTGAGATAAAAATTTGTCAACAGCTTCTATTCCATGTTTTTCAAATATGTTTTTTATTTGTTTATATTTATCATCAAATTCTTTTCCGTTTGAATCTTTCCAAATATTTTTTGAATATTTTTTCCTATTAGAAAAAATTAAAGTGTTTCTCTGATTTCTTTCTGCCTCAAGGTCTTTCGTCATTTTTTCAATTGAATAATCTACTTTCCTTGGCAAAACCAACATTTGAGCATACGGTTTGCCCTTTTGAAATACATGCGTGTGTCCTTCTGGAGGAGCTTTAAATACTACAAAGAAAATGCTTGACCACCATTCTGATTGAATATGACCCGGAACTACCCAAGGAGTGGAATATGTTGGATCTGTATAAAAACTTGGATGTGGCTCAAGTCTAATTATATGGTCTTTAGGACAATGTATATCAAGTGATGATGTCATGCCATAATGATCTTCTGCAAATGCTCCAAAAGGTGGTATATCGTCATACTTAACTCCCATTAAATCTTCTTTTTCCCATTCGCCTTCAAATAAAATTTTTCCATTTTTCTTTGTCACATAAGTTGTTGTGTCAAAAGAATAAAGCAACTCGACACCATATGTACTTCCTTCAACAAATGGTATGCAATGCAAAGGTTTCGCAACGCTTCCATTGGTGTGATCTGTTGCATCTCCAGCCCATCCGGGAATATGAATAGCACAACGGCGAGGTGGAATGCACTTGCCGTAGGTTCTGTAATTAATTTGGATCTTGTTGGAAGATTTGCTGCTCATAATTTTAATATAGAAAAAATAACTCAATTTAAAACTATATAAAATCATGCTACCCATAGGACCAGATCCAAATTCATACAAAAACAATTCACAACCATGCCCAGATTTATCTCCTTTGGGAAGAACTAACAATGAAGATGGGCCTCCGGGATTTATATGTAATGAAAAACCAGATAATCAAAATGATGTAAACACAAAAGGTGTAGAAGATTGGCTTAACGATAATCTTGTTCAGAACTTAGGCAATGGCGCTGCTAGTAACAACGATCCTATGCAAGCTGGCAAAATTGTCAACGATATTGATGGTCAGCCAGATCAAAATACAGTTTATCGATATAGCAAGTCAATCAGAGGAACAGATGAAGGAGTAATGGATTTATTTAGAAATATTGTCATAATTGACGAAGATGGAAAAGCAAATAAAGTTCCAGTAATTTGGGGAACACAAGAAAGAGCAGTAGCTGCAATTTTACAACAAAATGTTAGAAAAGATGAAACACTAGTTGTTGATAGAATAAAATTACCAATGCTTGCTATTAGTTCAACTGGATTTTCTTTTGATGCAAACAGATACACATATCATCAAGCTTTAAGATATTTAAATGCATATACAGGATCTTCTGTAGGTCAGCCAAATTTACCACAAAATAAATCCACTGTGTTTGGAGTGTCAAGAGGCATTCCAATTAATGTTGAATACACTCTTTATGCTTGGACTATGCAACTTGAAGACATGAATCAAATTTTAGAACAGATAGTTACAAAATTTAGTCTTGTTGCATACATAAAAGTTAGAGGAGTTTTGCAAGATGTTATTGTCAAATTGGATTCAATTGCCAACAACCTTGAAACCGAACCGGGTGATCAAGCTTTAAGGGTGATTAAATTTCAATTTGGTTTGACAGCAGAGACATATGTTCCTATGCCTATCAAGCGTTATGATTCGTTGATCAAGGTATTTAAGGGAGACATAGTTGATGATGTTGAATTTGACTCGGTAACAAGTGTATTAGGTAGAATAAGAGAAACAGGCGGCGCTTAAAATGATTGAAATTAGGAATCTCAAAAAATTTCCAGTTCAGCTTATTATTAAGAGCAAAAAAAGAATAAGGCAATTCACTGTTCTTAACATACCTGGATTAGGAAAAGAAAAAAATATATTTTATCTTGAAGATGAAAGACATACTGAATATATAGATAGAGCAGAAAAAGATGGATTAATAATAACTAGAAGAATATCCAATATTTCAAACGAAGGAGAAAAGTAAATGGCTATCCTAAGAGGTTTTCCACCAAGCAACACAATCAGTCCTTCAGTTAGAATTTCTGAAGTTGATTTGACCCTTATTTCACCAACAACCACTTTTCACAGAATTGGTATTATTGGTTTTGCAAGTAAAGGTCCAATTAATACACCAACAAGCGTTACCAGTCTTACCGACTTGGCTACAAAATTTGGTAATCCTCACCCAGATCAAGGTGACCCTTACCTAATTTACGCAGCTCAACAAGCACTGCGAGTTTCAAACGATGTTGTTATCGTTCGTGTTGCTGACGTTGATCCAACAAGTGGAACACAGGCTACATCTGCGGAAATTGAAATTCCAGCAGCTGGCGGTGTTGTAAACATTATTGGTGCAACTATTGGCACTTTTGTGTTTGCTAACGATGGTTATTTCTCTTGGAGACTTAACGGGATTACTGCTAGCAAAGTTCTAGTAGTTCCTGCTGCCACTTACACCATCACAGAACTTGTAGCTGAACTTAATGATCAGCTTACACCAGAAATTGATGGTATCGAATTTTACGAAACAAGCACAAGTACTCTTGGTATTCGTAGTGTTTGGGCATACGGCACATCTTCTTCAATAGAATTAGTTTCTATTCAGGATTCAATTTACGGTGGCGCTGGAAGTATCGTTGGAATAGGAACATCAATGACTGTAGCCGAGCTTCTCGGTACTGCTGATCGTTATCCAGATGATATTTATACAGCCGCTGGTGATTGGAACTTCTCTGGTGTAAGTTCAACAATTCTTGCTACCGCACTACAGATTGTTGTGAACGGAACTGGAAATATTAACATTGACGATGTTGTTCAAGTTGTTGACCTTTCGGCTCTTGCTGGTGGAACTTACACAACAGGTCAAGTTGTTAGCGAAATCAATACACAAATCGGCAGTCTTCCCGGTGGATTCTTAGCAGTTGCTGTTGGAGACTCCATTCAGTTAGAAACACTAACTTATGGTAGAGACAGCCGATTCCTTGTAAAACCAGAAAGTACACTTGATGTTGTTTTTGGTTTCTTAAATACTCAAAATAAGGGTGCATCACCAACAGAAGTTTCTGGTGGCGGTGCAACTGATACAGCAGGTATTGTTACTGGCAGCGCAAACGCTGGTAACACAATCAAAACATTTACTGTTTATGCTGACAGCCCCGGCATTGAAGGAAACAGTACTTCTGTTATTTTCACAAACAATCAAGATGATGGTACTTTCACGCTCAAGGTTTTTAACAATGGAGCATCAGTAGAATCTTGGGGAAATTTGAGCAAAAATCAAGCTTCATCTTTCTATGCTCCGACATATGTAAATGCTAATTCTTACTTCGTAAGAATTGTAGACAACACTGCTGTTAGCGCACCTCCAGCTAATACTCCTGCTACTGGTCTTGCACTGGTTGGTGGTACTGATGGTATTCCTCTTGATCCTGATAGTCAGGATGATTTGATAATTGGAAATCCAATTGCAGGCACAGGTCTTTACAATCTTTCTGAACCAGAACAGATTGATATCGATCTGATTTGTGCTCCTGGACGTTCAAGCACATCTGTAATTCAAGCTCTGATTAGTGTTGCTGAAAACTATAGAGAAGATTGCCTTGCAATTATTGATCCTCCATTTGGTCTAACTGTTCGTGAAATCATCGAATGGCAGAATGGCGTACATCCTCTAAATGGTGATCGTTTTGATACAGATTTCGCAGCCCTCTACTGGCCTTGGTTGCAAATCACCGATGTTTATAATAACATTCCTGTTTGGGTTCCACCATCAGGCTCAGTTTTGGCAGCAATCTGTAATTCTGACAATCTGTCAGCAGTATGGTTCGCTCCAGCTGGTTTAAATCGTGGAGTTGTTCAAAATGTTGCTAACGTCTACTCTCGCCCAACTCTTGCGGAAAGAGATCAGATGTATGGCAATCAGAACTGTATCAATCCAATTATTTCTTATCCAGATGTTGCAGGTTTCGTTATCTGGGGTCAGAAAACTCTTCAGAGAGCGCCAACTGCTCTAGACAGAGTAAATGTTCGCAGAATGTTGTTCTATGTTGAGAAAGCTATTAAGAATGTTGCTAGAACTCTCTTGTTTGAACCAAACACAGAAGCTCTTCGTGCTACATTCGTCTCTGCTTGCACATCTATCCTGAGCGATGTTCAACAGCGTCAGGGTTTGACAGACTTTGTTGTCAAGTGTGATGCTGAATTGAACACACCCGATGTCATCGATAGAAACGAACTACGAGCCAGAATCGGCCTAGTTCCAACAAGAGCAGCTGAGTTTATCTTTATTGAATTTTCTTTGAACAGAACTGGAACAAACCTGGGTTGATTTTAATAAATAAATTATTGGAGGAAAAATGGCAACTAATAGTACGATTGGTAATATGGGCATCGGCCCACTTGGTAGCGCAACTTTCAAAAGGAAGTACAGATGGACCTTCCGTGTTGAAAACATCGGTGGAAACGCAGCACTTGGTGTTGGTGGTCAATATGTGAAGGTTGCTAACCGTCCTCAGCTGGAAGTTGAAGAAACTGAAATCAACTTCTTGAACGGTAAAACTTGGATTCCCGGCAAAGCCACTTTCCAACAGTTAGCCGTAACCTATTACGATATTGCATCAACAGATGCAGCTGTTAACAATCTTCTTCTTTGGGTTAACAGAGTTTACAACTTCACTGGTGGCGGTTCTGAATTTATTCAGGCTACTCAGAGAAATGTCGCAAAAAATGCTGCTGGAACTGGTTATGCTGGCAACGGCATTTTGACAATGCTTGATGGTTCTGGCTATGCAATTGAAGAGTGGAGACTTGTCAACTGCTGGCCCGTTTCCATTAACTTCGGGGATCTTGACTATTCATCCAGCGAAGAATGTACTGTTGAATTGAACCTTCGATACAACTTTGCTAAATACACCAACTATTGTATTCCAGTACCTCAAGAAGGTAATGTTGGTGGAGCTTGCGGAAATCTAGCAGGCGCATACTAATACTAACGGAGTTAATAAAAAACTTCTACTTTTATACTATATAAAAGTAGAAGTTTTTCTATATAAAAAATTATGCCACAAGCTATTGGTAATATGGGTATAGGCTGGGCTTCCGGCACTACTTTTAAACGACAGAATCGTTTTATTTTGAATATTTGGGGTGTTACAACTGGAAACACAGCACCAACAAAACCGGGTGCTGAAGGTGAGGAAATCACAGCGACAAATATTGGTGCTGCTTCAAGAGATCCTTTATCAATTATGATCTGGGAAAAGGCAAGCAT